TCAAGAAAGTTTGCGAGACGGACGAGATTTTGTCTTTCAGATTCGTTAGGTTCATTGGAGTACTCCCTGTGATCTGTGATTGTAAGCTCTTCGAGCGAAAAATGGGCGCTTAATAGTGTAGTCATGTCGGTGTCGAGTTGTGAAGCATCGTGTCTTTGGCTTGTGAGCCTGAACTGCTACCAAAGTAAAACGATAGTACTAGCATCAAAGCACCATCTAAAGTACCCAATACACGGGCAATCAGCTCACGCATAGACGGCTCAATGACGTGGGTCAAGAGGAAGAACTGTACTGATGCCCAAGCCAATACGATCATGATGGACAAAGCAGGTGGGATGAAGCTCTGAGTGCTGATCTGCATCTGGCGAGCACTTGTGCGGTCTGCTACGGCCAACTTTTCAAAGTCAAGCCCCATCTCTTGCGCCCGAGCCTTGAGGGTGAGTTCAGCTTGCTGTAGGGATGCGATCTGGTCGGCAGTCATCTTGCCAGAGTTAATCGTGTTCTGTACTTCACTAGGGTCAACCCCAATAGCTTTGGATATGGCTTCGACCGCCATGCCCGCAAGGGGGCCGGCTAAACAGGTAGCCAATGAAGGGCAAATATTTTTCATCCAATCCATAAACTTACCTCATCATCAACATGTTGAATTTTTTTCAACACCGTAAAAAAATATTGAGCTTCTGTTTTTTTCAAACCCAATATACCCGCATAATCCATTAAAGATACTTTTATGTTATTTACATTTAAATATCTTGTGTTTGTTTTGTTGTTTTGTTGTTGCCGTGAAGTTGCCCATCTACAGTTTTCTTTGTAATAGCCTTTAGTTACATCTATTCTATCAATAGAAGCACCGTCTGGTCTATCACCCATATCTCTGTAAAAGTTTTCAAATTCTTCCCATTCTTTGCATAACATCCCACTCCATGTTTGATATCTTGGAGCTTTGTTTGTGCATCTAAACTTCATTGATGACCAAGAATTCCAAACTCCTGTATGCGTTTTTCCGTGTTTTTTATTATTTCTTCCATTTTCAGCGCCAGTTTGTTTTTTTCTACATCCGCAACTTGTTGTTTTATTAGAAACCAATCTATCCGTTGTAACAAATGTATACACACCGCATATACACAAACACTTCCATGCAGTCCTGTTTCCGATCTTTTCACAAGGTTCAATTACAGTCAACCTTGAAAACTGTTTGCCGCTTATATTTAGTCTTGCCATAATAGCTCCGATTGTTTGTCGTATGCTATTATATAGTTAAATCAAATCGTGGGTGCAATTGATTTAAGCCAATCCATTCTTATGCTCCTTTGAATTCTGGTAGTCTATGTGTATGGCGTACATAAGCGCGGCAAACGTGAGGAAAAGAGCAAGGATTCCTGCCATGACCGAGGCTCTAAGCTCCCACTTATCAATGAACTGACGCCTTTTGAGGGCGGCAAGCTCAGTGGCTTTTTTTGTTCACGCTCGACTTTTTCACGCTCTTTTTTAACAATCTCACGCATTTCCGTGAATTTTGACCAGAGGCCAGGCATTCCAATCTGGTAGATGATCATTTCTCTGAGGTCAGTCTCCATCTGCTCAATCTGTTGTTGGCGCAAGATTCGGTTCATTGCCTCCTCGTTGATGCTGATATTCTTCGGCAGAGGGTTCTTCTTGGCTTCTTTTTCAGCTTCTTTGAATGACTCTTGATGCGTAAAGAAAGCACCAAGGTTCTTGCCAATGTCGCCTACGATATCCCCAACGTCTTTGCCGTCTTTCTTGAAATCTTGGTAGAGATCAATGCACTCACGAATCCCTGCGTGAGCCGCTTTACACGCCGCAAATACGGTAATTGGATCCATTACTTTTTGAAGCCTTTAAGCGTCTCAGCCAAACGCGCACGCTGCCCCTCTTTTCCGGGTTTTTTTGCAGCGGCGGCTAGCTTCTTTGCAGGAATCGTTTTACCAGCAGGTACACCCATTTCTTTCTTTAAAGCACCGGGTTTTTTAATTGCGTTTTGAATCCAATTTTTAGCCATGATTAAATTCCAAAAAATTTATGGAAGAACTGTGCCGCAACCCCTGGCCCAAACATGACCAGCGCCATCACAGCATAGATCAAATACTCGATCTTGGTCATGCGCCTTTCTCCGCTTTTCAATGATGCTTCAATGTTCCTGTAACGCTCATCACAAACAGCAACGTGAACGGCTAAGTCTTTTTCAGTATCACTCACTTATCACATCCCAAGACTTGGTTTCTTCATTCCATGTGTACATCTTAGGTACATCAGGTGTTCCTAAGTCTGTTGGATAGGGCATTGGAGCATTCCACAAACAAGTGGATTCATCTAAGACCCAAGAAGCATAGGGCTTGGGAGGTATGAAAGCATCTCGCTGAGCGTCATAGGTGTATCCAAGGCCAGCGTAATTCTTACGAAATGGAGTGCCACCCAATGAGTGAACACCTCCATGCGTGTTGTAAGAAGTCTGTTTGTATACGTCACCTGTTCGAGCAGACAATTCAGCCTCTAAGCCATTGTCCTCATCTCGTCCAACTGTAACGAATACTACTACGTTGTTTTCGTCTAATTTTGCAAAGTGTGCCATGTTTATCCTTAACTAAATGTCACAGTTTCTGACGTTGTTGATGTTGCTGTTACTTGATAAATTGTGTAACCAGATACTGATGTAATTGTTGTGTAGGTTATTCCACTTGAGAATGTTGCTCCTATGCCAGCAGGTACTTTAAGAACAACAACACCAGAGCCACCATTAGCCGCTATATAAACTGAACCAGCACCTCCACCGCCACCACCGCCTGTGTTGGCTTGACCCGCAGTTGCTGATATTACATTGCTTGAATTTACTCCACCATTACCACCGCCACCAGAACCGCCAAGTGCTTTAGTATTATAGCCACCACCACCACCGCCACCAGCGTAAAAGACTGTTGAACCTGTAATGGTTGAGGAAGTTCCAGTACCACCAGCACCACCAGCCGAAGTAGCAACTACGCCAGCAGAGCCAGAGCCACCGCCACCACCAGAGCCGCCTACACTTGCAATGCCATTACCACCCGCATAACCTTGTCCACTTGGAGAAGCCGCACCGCCTGTTAATGGGGATGCATCACCACCAGTACCACCACCACTTCCACCAGTTGAGCCTTGTTTTGTGTAGCCACCACCACCGCCACCGCCAGTTGCGGTTATTGAACTAAAAACAGAATTATAGCCATTAGTTCCATTATTGTTTCCAGTACCAGCCGTACCGCCCGCACCAACAGTTACAGTTAAAGCAGTTCCTGTAGCAACAGAAAATGAAGTCGCTTGAAGCAAACCACCAGCACCGCCACCAGCACCGCTTGCATCATTTATGCTTCTAGTGCCACCACCACCTCCTCCAGCAACCAACAAATAAAGCAAACTGAATGTAGTGCTAAATGTAACTGTCTCAGATGTTGTTGAAGTAGCAGTCACTGTATAAACACGATTAGCACCTACTACTGCACCTGAATATGTAACACCACCAGAGAATGTGGCAATATATGCTTTGGGTATAGAGATGATTACAACGCCAGAACCACCTGCACCACCAGAGCCAAAAAAAACACCATTAGGCCCTGAATTGCCACCTCCTCCTCCACCTCCAGTATTTGCAGTGCCAGCAGTGCCATTATTTGCCGTTGTTGAAGACGCCGCACCACCAGCTCCACCTCCACCTGTGCCACCAGAACCAGCAGTTCCAAAATTTGAATAAACGCTACCACCACCACCGCCAGCATAATATACCGCTGATCCACTAATTGAATTTGATAAACCTACACCACCACTACCAGCGACTGTTGTTGATGCAGAACCACCAACAGCTCCAGCACCACCGCCACCACCAGAGGGAGCTGCTGGTACGCCATTAGAACTACCTCCAACATTTCCTTGACCTGATGTAGCAGAACCACCAGCACCAAAAGATGTTCCTGTAGAACCATCTGTAGCACCACCGCCACCAGAGCCACCATTAGAACCATTTTGACCTGTTGTGAATTGTTCACTTCCACCACCTCCACCACCAGTTGCTACAAGGTTTTTAAATTGAGAATATGATCCATTTCCACCAGCTGAACCAATGGCAATTGATCCGTTTCCACCAGCTCCAACTGTTACTGAAAAAGCTGTATTAAGTGCCGCAGATAATGTGCTTGCTAAATATCCACCTGCTCCACCTCCACCACCCCTAGAATAACCTCCACCTCCTGCTCCAGCCACCACCAAGTAAGTAGCAGATACGCCAGCATTAGTGCCAGTAAAGAAAAAGTCTAGTGCGCCAAACATTATGCAAACGCCTGTGCAAATGTGCCATACCAAACAGAGTTAATACACACAAATGAAAGTATGTCTAAGCCTGTTGTTGCTGTTGTTGTGATTGTGGGTGCAGTTCCTCCAGGCCATTTAACGCCTGTAAACGTAGCAGTCCTAGACCCTGTTCCATCTTGGATTAGTTTCACAATGAACGATGTGCCTGATGTCGCTGTTGGCATTGTAAACGTACAGTTACCAGTCAACGTGTAGCTTAAAACAGTTCCTGAAGACAATGACAAAGTAACTGCTGTGCTTGAGTTAGCAATTGATGGGGCAGTTTCTAGGTATGCTGTAATCGTTGGATTAGTGAGCGTTTTACTTGTTAAAGTTTGACTTGATCCAAGATTAACCAATGTATCTGTAGCAGCAGGTAACGTATAAGTATAAGCACCAGTAACCGTAAACGTAGAAGCAAAAGCGCCTGTGGTTGTTAAGTTGCCTGCAAGTGCTAAAGAACCTGTTCCAAATGTTAAAGATGAACCAGAACCCGTTGTTGTTAGCAAAGTACCGCTTGTTGGTAATGTGACTGCTGTTGTTCCTGTAACCGTTAATGTTGTTCCAAAGCTTCCAGAGATGGTGATCGTGCTTGCTGCGTTATTGGCTACGCCTGTGCCGCCATTGACTGGAGATAAAACACCCGTAAAGCTTGTGATAGTGTTGGATGAAATCTTAACAAAGTCACCTGATACCGAGTTCCAAGCAATAATACACTTTTCGCCGTTAATTACCGTCACCCCTGTAGTTGGGCCTGTTACCCCACGAACTGTGATGCTGTAGCCGCCTGTAGTGGAGTTGTTGACAACATATATTTTGCTGATGTTGGGTGCGTTGACATTCCTGGCCGCTGTTCTAGATCCAGTAAAAAGCAACTGCATGTATTGGGCGGTTGTGCCAACAATATTATTGCCTGATGTAGAGCCCGTAGTTTGGGTTAGCGTTACATCTGCATCGGTCGTAATGTTATTAGTACCCGCGACTGAAATATCAATGTAGTCGGTCGTGCCGTAATTGATGTCGTAGCCCCAGTTACCTGACTCGGTTCCTGTGACTGGTTCTACAAGCTGTAGATTTGTTGAATATCCTACTGACATTTAATTCTCCTAAACTGTCGTGATTTCTGTCCAACCGGGTGTTTCTGCATCTGCAACTTCTGACCATCCCGGCGTTTGAGAGTCATTAATTGTTGCCCAATTAGGCGTTTGTGCTGTATTCAAGGTTGTCCAAGAAGCCGACTCTGGATCGTTAATTACCTGCCAAGATGCCGTCTCACTGTCGTCAATTAGATTCCAGAGTAGTGTACCAAAAATCGAGTCAGTTGCAACTATAGTTTCAAGGATTTGAACAAAATAGATGCTCCCAGCAGGGCTTATTAAATCAGTAACTGAGATGGTTTCTGTAACACTTAAACTTGAATCTAGCGTGTTTGTCAACGAGTCTAACAAAGATATCGTCTCTAACACCGCCAAAAGAGCTGTTACACCGCCAGCAATGGAATCCAAAGCCGTGGCAGTCTCAGACACAAACAACTGTGATGAGCCGCCTACAACGTAGTTATCCGTGACTGTAGCCGTCTCACTGTCTGTGGCAACATATACCGAACCACCTACCGAACCCTCAGTAACCGTGGCCGTTTCAGAGATAAAGCAGGCAAATGTTTGGGTTGTAGATTGTGCATCTGTCAAGGTAACCAGCTCTGCTATTGGGCAAGCAAATGTCTGAGTTGTACTGACCGAATCTGTAACTGTGGCTGTTTCGGATACTGTAAGCGAATAAATGGGCTGAGAGGATACTACATCTGTAACAGTAATTGTTTCAGTGACCTTTGGGTTAAAAGAAACAAAATCAGTTACAACATCCACCAATGTGGATGCCCCACCCCAAACGCCTGAACCCCAAGTCAAAAAGCCCCAACCTACAGCAAAACCTTCAATTATTTGCAGAGTAATCGTGTTGCCAACATCAACTGAGTCTGTGGCCGTAATAATCTCAGTTACAGTGGCACTAGTGACATAACTCGTTGTTATTGTTTCCGTAACTGTGGCCGTTTCAGTCAAATTAACATTGCTGACTGCAATAACGGTCTCGCTTTCAGTTACCGTGGCTGTTTCTGATACTGCTAGATTAGCAACTTCTACGGCTGTAACAATGTCAACCAATGAAGACTGGCCACCCCAAACACCAAAACCCCAGGTATTACCACCCCAATTTGACAGAAAACCTTCGTTGACTGTGACGGCAGACGTACCAGATGGGTATTGAATCTCCGTTACAGATGGGGTACTACCAAAAACATCAGAGCCCCATGCAACAGTACCCCATCCACCGTTATTGGCGGTTTCAGAGACTGATGCATTATAGACGGCCATTAGGTGGCAACAAGCTGATCTTCGTTAAACCATCTGCTTTGGACTATGTTGTTTTCATCAGTCCATGAGATAAGATAGTAGATGTTCCCAGATGGATCCATTTGTAAAGCCTCAACTGGCCCAGCAGGATCAACAGGTGCTGGAGTTACTTTGACATTCTCGCCAATGGTGAATTTTGCAGCCATGATAGTCCTTAGCAGTTAGCGGTATATGTGACGTTCAATGTGTCTCCTGATAGCACAGAACGGTTACCAGTCGTAAAGCTACCAGCGGAATACAGAGTACCCGTAGTGCCTGATTTGGTGCTGTTTGTGGTCAAGAACGCACCCGCAATAGTTCCTGTCGCATTGATAGTGAATGCTGTAGCAGAGGTAGAAATTGTTCCTGTACCAGCAGAACCAGCTCCGCCACCAGAGGCAGAAGCAGCCCCAAAAGCAGCAGCAGGACGAGTAGTTTGAGAATAACCAACATTTTCAGTCCATCCCGCATGTGATGACATGGTATCTGCGGCGTTATAAGTGGGGCTAGAAGCGCCATCCACCAAGCCCAAATACCAGGCCGCAGTATAAGAAGTTCCTGCAAAATATTTGTTCAAGAGGTCTGCCTTACCTACATTGACTACAAGATTCTTGAATGTCTCTTCCCAACGGATAGTTCCATCAGCAGCCGTACAGGTTACTGTATAAGCACCAACTACATTAGCGTCTTCTAGTAAGAAGTTGCGGGTGGCTACAGCTACAGCAGAGCCTTCTGTGGGTTTAATATTTTCGGTTTGCATTATGCGATCCTTATGATAGCGGTTGTGTTGGTGACTGCCGGAAATTGAACCGTGAATGAATTGGAACAGGTTTTATCGCCACCAAAATCCAATAGAAAAACTGAAGCATTATTCTGGGTTGAATTGTAAATCAATGCCCCTCGAACTGTAAATGCAGCAGGAGACCAGACTACATTAGCAAATGACCAATACGCAACTGTGCCGCCTGTAGATCCAGACGTTGGAGTTTGTGTGATTGTTAATTGTTGCCCGCCTTGCGTGTATCCCGTTCCAACTACTTCCCCAACAAGTTGAGTGGAGTACTGCGTTGTAGCGGCATTCAACGTAGCCAATGACGTAAATAATGCAATATTAAACGTATTGGGGCTGGTTGGCCCAAAGTTGTGCAAACCTTGCGCGAGCTGTACTTTGAAGCTCGTCGTGGCCGTTTGGACTATGCTCATGTAACCGCCTCTCTAAATTGAGGAGTACGGTACGCATCTTGGCGTTCCATACCATCTCCAAGACGTTTAGCCAAGGCAAGCGCTTCAACAAACTTTTGATTGTACAGCGTCATCATGTCTTGCTCACCCTTCATGAAGGTGTAAGCCTCAACCAAAGAGCCGTACAAAAGCACGGTATCAAAATTGTTTCCAAGCCAACTTGTGCCATCTGCCGCTTGTGAAATGGACACGGGATAGTAGTAATAGTGGAGCTCGGAATAGTAATTGGTGTCAGGTGTTGGCCCCATGATGACTGTTAAATTTGTCGTAATAATTGCAGATGCTACTGTGGGGCCAAACAAAGCGTAGTATTGGGGTGTGCCATAAGCAATAGGGTTGTTATAAACTTCACGAATAAAGTTGACGTCTTTATTGAGTAAATATGTGTAGTTACCTTGAAAAGTAACAGAACCAGAAACAGTGGTTGTATTTGGTAAATTTAAAGTAATAACAAGTCCATTAAGGCTAACAACAAGGGCTCCTGGCGCAATACCTGTCCCAGAAGCAATCTGTCCCGGGATAATATTTGAGCTGGATCCAACCGTGATGGTATAAGCACCTGAAGTGCCTGTGGCTGTTGTAGTAGCATTTTCATAAATGGCCAATGAGTACGGAGCCAAAAAGTCAGAAGGTAGAGATAAATATTGGTTATACGGAGTAATGGTTCCAACCACATTCTTACGCAAGGACGGGAATTGGATTGAGTTAAAGATGCGTTGCTCAGCTTGCTCAACAAACGTAGGAATATCCGCTACGAAAGTAGTTTCGTAGTTTTGCGTATAGTCCTGAATCAGTTGTTTAAGCTGAGTATAGTTCATGCCATTGGGCCTCTGGCCATCACGCCTTTAATTGCCGCGCCTGTACCACGAATCTTGATGCCCGATTCTTTAACATCATTTCTTGCAGGATTGCCCATGCTCACACGACGCGCAGGCAT